TGGCCCCCCTGCTAAAGGGAGGTCAAGCTTTCAGGCCGAGAGGCCAAAAGTCGAGGAGACTAATTTTCTGTTTTGGAGGTTTCTTTTGAACGTATTTCTCACCGGTCATAAGACCAAGGAGCGTTCTATTCCCGATACGGTTGTGTCTGATTTGTTTAACGATGTTTATAATGCATCGCATACACTTCAGACACATACTTCGACTGGTAACTTTACCACTCGGACGTTCGGAGAACAAATTGTGTATACCAGAGGACGTCGCAATTTATATGCGAAGTCTAATTACTGTTATCACAAAAAGGAAGCCTTTTCGTACGGGGGTGTGGGTGCAGCACATCTTGCTGCTGTTTCCCCATCTGGTTGGACTGTTGAATATAACAGTCACCATTACCACGCCTGTACGGCCAAATCTCAAGTGCTCGCTGCGGCCGAGATCGCGCTCTCTGGAACGGGAGCTACGATCCTCGGTGGCAGTGCTCAGGGTATCATTAACTCAGCTTTTGATAAGCTGAGACCTGATTTAACGACTGTAGATATTCCCAATTTCCTTTTGGAACTTGAGGATATTTCCAGCCTGTTTAAGCTCTGGAGAAAGAGAACTAGTTTAGCAAAGAATTTGGCTGGAGCACACCTAAATTACAAATTCGGATGGAAACCAAATGTTGGTGATATCCGTGATGCGATTGGTGGTGTGCTTCGGTTGAAGGAGAGGCTATCAGCCTTTAAGAACGCTGTTGGGAAGACGATTCAGTCTTCCACGCAGGTGTCCTTAGGGCTGCCTATCTCAGCGAGCGGAGTGTTTAACTATCCGAGTGGTTCCCACTCCATTAGTTGGACAGCCACGTGCAAAAGATCTTGCACGGCCTATATAGCCTATAAACCTCAGCTTCCTGCTGAGCTAAAAGGTCTATTGGGCGTCCTAAGTGGTCTATTAGACACCTTAGGGTTTGAGCTTAATCCTCGTATCATTTGGGAAGCTGTTCCGTTTACCTTCGTCATCGATTGGTTCTTTGGCGTCGGGACGTTCTTACAGCGACTCAAAATTGATACTTTGGATCTTCCGATCGCCCTTGTAGATGGATGGGTCCAATACAAGGAGACTTTACATATCGAGTGGGACTGGACAAGAGCCAATGATGGTTCTTATACCAGCGACCCCAAGTCTGACAGGGCGTCTTTTGAAAGATCTTTCTTTCATAGGATTCCTATCTATCCCGACTACTCCAGTTTATCTGGACTCGGATGGAAATGTCCGACCGTTAATCAAGCTCTACTCGGTGTGAGTTTAGCTACTGTCCTCTCAAAGGGACGATCGAAGTAGGACGTTTGATCTTACTCCGATGAATTAGCGCCGCGGTATTTAACGCGGTTGCCTAAATTAAGTGAGTGGGTTTCTTTCCCACTACGCTAACAACCCCCTCTATTGAGGGAGGAGTATCACTATGGCTCTAGGTACCTCACTTGCTCTTTCCAAGGACGTTCCAACCGTCGCTGCAACAAATTTGGAAACTTATGCGTTGCGTGCGGCGGATTTGGGACGTTCAGAATACTCTGTCGCGGGATTAACACTCCCAACACAGAGAAAACTGACCGTTTCACACGAGCTTGGAAAGAACGGCGAAGAACGACACCTGACGCGTTTTGACATTACTGCCATTGACGCGCTACTGGTGCCGGGGACGTTGTCGATCTACAATGTGATCGTCCGTCCACCCAACTCAGCAATCACGAATCAAATCATCGTCGACACCTATAACAGGCTTCAATACCTGATGGTGGCGGCGGCGAATGCGAATCTGACTGCCATTCTTAACGGCGAGGTTTAACTCGCGGCCTAAGAGGGGATTTCCATTTTTATTAGTCGCTTGGATTACAGGCGCACTAGTGGCCTGGTTTATCCTTATAGCGATTATGGAGATCCTGTTCGGGTTCTTTGTAAGGTTAGTTACCTGGTTTTAACCTAGGGATGCTTCTTGGAGGTGTCCATTGTTAAATGGTAGCCTGAAAAGCCTTGGCCTTTTGTGGGCCAACCTAGCGTCCAACCAGCGCTATGAAGCGTATGTCAGTGAGGCGGATATTTCTACCTTCTGGCAACGCTTCTCTAATGAGGGTTTGACATTCATTTGCAGCGTGCTCCCCAGGATTGGGAAGTCACTAGATCACTTCCATTCCACATCGGAATGGCTGACTCCTGAGGGGTTTTCCTCTCGTGAGTCCACGTTGGGGGTGGTTCCCATCGAGTTAAAAGGCTCGATACAGGTTCCAATTTTCCTTGGCGTGGCGGTCGAATCTGCTCTGAATGGTGACTCTATAGCCGTAGATTGCGTGCGTCAGCTGACGCTCGTCTTCTATAAACTGGAGGTTGATTATGGGCGAGAGAAGGAGCAACAATTCCTTGTCAACTTTAAAACAGTCGATAAGGATTTGTTATCTGTTTTTGATAGCGTCGACACTTTTCGCGACGACATCATACAACAGATGGGGAGTCTCATCCGAAGGATCCTTTGTAATTCAGATCCTTTGGATATTATTCCCTCTCACGGCAGCGGTGCAACCGCTTGCCGCACTCCTAACTGGAGAAAACACCATCGAGAGTTGCATTATTATGCAAAACTTGATGCTGTCTATCCATACTCTGACTATTTCTTTTACAATCATACTCATCTTGTCGATGAGCTTGATCGGTTAGAGAATAGTCTGCCTCAATCAGTCCCTAGGGCACGAGTTTGTCTCGTCCCGAAGGATTCTCGAGGTCCTAGAGTAATTTCATGTGAACCTGCTGAATTTATGTTTATTCAGCAGGGGATCATGAAGAGACTCTATAAGACCATAGAGACCCATAAGCTCACTTCTGGTTTTGTGAATTTCACAGACCAGACGATAAATCGGGAGCTTGCGCGTCGCTCGTCGAAAGGCGAGATACCACTAGCTACGATCGATTTATCGGACGCATCTGACCGTGTTTCCCTCGAGTTAGTAAGGCGTGTTTTTCCGCCGAACTGGTTCGAGGCCCTTGAAGCTTGTCGCTCCGAGGAGACGGTACTGCCAAATGGTGAGGTTATAAAGCTTAACAAGTTTGCCCCTATGGGCAGTTCTTGTTGCTTTCCAGTTGAAGCACTCGTCTTTTGGGCGTGTGCGGTGGCAACTATACGTACCCTAGGGATATCGAGAGATATACCCAACGTGTACGTTTACGGTGATGATATCATTACAGATTGGTTTTATTACGAATCTGTAATGAGAGGTCTTGAAGCGGTTGGACTTCTTGTCAACCGATCTAAGTCCTATTGGAAAGGTCCCTTCCGAGAATCTTGCGGTGGTGATTATCATAATGGTTATGACGTCACTCCCGTTCGAGTTAGGAAATTCCTTTCTAAATCACGTACCTCTGTTGTAACTAACGCGGACTTGTGCAATCTTTTGATTGCCAAGTTTGGATATGTGCAATCGTCGTCTCTTATCTCAG